TCCGGGTCTGTACCGGTTTTAGGTCTTCATACATAATTACATATCCGAATATGTTACACTGTTAAATACCGCAACACCGAAACCCTCGGTAGTTATATCTTCCCCCGACGGTACCGGAGTACCGTTTAATTCTATCGATAAAACCCTGTAGTCAGTAACACCTGATTTTGCTATCGCATCAAATACATGTGTTAATAGTATTGTTCCACCTGGTCTTGCCTCTGATACGTGGAGGTCGTCGAGATTTTGGTCTATTGCGTCCCTAAACTGTTCTGTGTTGGGTGTCAAGCTGATCTCATAATCGGTATTAACCCTTTCAAGATCTTCCACTGTTGCTGCTGCTACTTCTGGTTTTACACTATCTATGTATGTTTGTGTTGCTGTTTTAACGGCTGGGTCAACTACATTTAAGTCTGATGTTGCAATAACTATACCGGTGGTACCGGCACCTTTATAATCCTCTGCTTTGAGTCCCCACGCAACACCTACACCTGGTGTTTCAAGCGCCCATCGTTCATAGTCATTAACTGTTCCTGAGGAAGGTGGATGTTGTATTCTCTGTAATAACCTTGCTCTGAGTGCGTCGTCTGTTTCCAGATCAACACCACCATTAGGTGCCGTGGTTGTGGTTACTTCACTATCTAGTCCTGTGGTTGGGAATAATAGTTGTAGTGTAGCCTCGTCTGTATTACCTGCTGCACCCTCTGTTTCGGACTGGATGTCTGCCGCCGCAGACCCACTAACTATAGTAACTTCGGATATAGTGGTGTAAACTATGCCCTCTGTATTTTGCATCTCCGTACCGGCGGGGATCACTGTTGTATCAACACCAGAAAACAATACCTCTCCTGTGGCAAAGGTTGCCGCTTTTCTAGGTAGTTTATATATTCTACCGAACCTGTCGAGAAACATTCCTGTTGCTGTATCAACAAATAATTGATCCGCAAGTATACATAGAAAACCGTATGTGAGATGTATAGCCCCAGCAAATACAAAGGCTGTTATCCCCAGAAAAGAAAACCTGGTAATATTGGTTGTTGTCTGGAGTCTGGACTCCATATCTGCTTTAATTCGTTTGTATATAGTATCTAATGTTGGTCTGGTAAAACTATTAATGGCCATTTTTAAAGACCTCCTATTGTTTGATTATCAAGGTCTGCAAAGAATCTGAAAAATATATTTCTTTCTTTTTTTCTTTCTAATAAAATATTCCATGCTATTTTGTACGGTCCGGTCTGCTCAGATGTTACGTGGACAGCCTGTATTAATAAGTCTGTAATCATCCAGCCTAAACACTCTGATATATACAGTTCTGATTTTGTGAGTGTTTCATTATTTATTGTGGATCTACCCAGCAACCATAGTTTTGAACCTATCGGTATGTCTGTGAGTGCATCGGCCCACCACCCTCTGTGGGTTTCTGTGACATTTGGTACTGCGTCGTCTGGATCTGCTCTCCTGTCAGTTAAAAGAGAGATTAAAATACTAGTTCTGAGAGTGGTGTCATTAGCCAAATCAGAACCCTCGACCTGCAAGTCTCCTGGCAGGAAGTCCACATAAAATATTTTTATATCTCCGACTAAATCCATTTTTATCCTCTTATGTTGGTACTGGTGGGCCTGTTACCCCACCACCTACTGTAACACCACTATGCGTATGTGTTGTCTTGAATATCTCATAATCTGCTTTAAAATCATTCAAACTATCACAACCGCTGCTTGATATATCACCCGTGGCCGAGATATTGCCGTCCACACTTAAGTCCCCCTCTATCTCAGAATCCCCCGAAATAGTTACACCATCCGAGGCACTTATATGTAGAGTTCCGTCCTCTTTAAAATATACGAAATTGCCGTCCTTATGGTATAGTGCAACCTCACCTGTTTTTAGATTTTTTTTTCGGTACTTTCCGGAGTCACAGCCCACAACCTTTGTGTTGTCTTTGTTGCCACTCATACTGTTGGTAATACACTCAGACTCCTGCGGTGGGTTGGATGTCAAACCGTAGTTCTGTACGCGCTCAATACCCTCTTGAATCTCTTCAGAAAGTCCATTGATTTTGACTAGTTGTATATCTGTGGTGTCGTCCACAGTGTCTATAGTGGCCATGCCCAGCATCATGTGTATACGTGCCCTTATTCCCTCAAACATTCAGACCACCTGACGGGTTGGAAGCATATGTGTCTGGATTCTTTAAGGTCAAAATCGTAGTATTGACTTTATCCCCTTCGGTCTGTTCCACATTTGTGATGAGAAACTCGTCGTTAATTCCCCATTTATCCACTATAAGATTTGTAAGTGTATTTCGTTGCCATATCTCTGGATTGTCTTTGTTCTTTCTCCACCCCTGTAAAAGCACCTGATAATATTTAGATCTTCCAGACCTAACCTGTGCTTCCCAGTTTGCTCTGGTTTTTGCCTTTGCTGGGGTTGCTTTGCTCTCTGCCATGAGAACAAGGGGTCTGTATCTGGATACATATTTATCTTTGGCCTTTGCATTTATTCCGGTTGCGTTATTCTTTAACCACGGCGTACCGTTGGACCCACCCTGTCCTTTTACGATGTAATCAGAGTGCCTTTCTGTAGTATCAAAAAACTCTTCTACTTCCTCTACATTCTCACCGTAGATGAGATCAACACCGGATTTCTCCGCCTTGCGTCCCGTATTGGCCAAAATCAATTGGCTCTTTTCGTCGGTCTGTGGTATTATACCAATCTGTCTACAGAGTCGTTCTAAAATAGAGAAACCAGACTCACCCGACTGTATGGTAACCTTCTTAAATTTTGTGGTGTTTTTTGCCTCATCAACTACATTAATATTAAATGGTTTAGATAGTAATCGTGCAATTTGTCCTATAGTAGATTGTAGTATGGTGTTTGATTTTACAATAGCGGAGCAGTCCACCAAATCCTGTGTTTTGTCTCTTCCTGTTATTGAAAGGGTATTTTGATTTGCTGTAAGTTTTCTAGGTCTAGTGTCCACATACCCTGTGAGTACTAGTGTTTCTGTGTTGGTCTCACTATCCACTATGAGAACTGATACAGGTTTCTCTGGTACTATTGCGTCCACTTCTGGGGTGTTCTCATATCTGAGTGTTACAGAGAACGCAGCACAGAGACTCTCCATACTTCTACGTATAGAAATCTCTTTCCAGCCGAATATGTTTTTACCGTCAACTAATAATTTAAGGTTATCCATTTATGGGCACCTGTATTGGATCAACAGGCGACACGAACATAGGGTGTATTATCTTATTTCTGGCTATGATCTCGTCTTCTGTTTCTAAGTTACCATAAATATCGTTAACTATACGCAATGTCGGGCGTGTGGTTGGAATACTGTATTCTACTATCTGGGCAAGGTCTCGTATTCTCTGGTCTATATCGTCCACCACAGCCGCCTTTGCGTCCTGAATGGCTGCTATCACAACGTCTGTCATTGATTCATCGGCTAAAAGAGTGTCGAATATTTCAAACAAAGAATTTTGTATATCTTGCGCCTCTTCTATTGTCCCATAAGGAATAAGAGAAACAACAGACACGGCAGAGCCTGCCGATAAAAGAGCAGTCATTATTTGTATTTGTCTGGACGGGTAATCCGGTCTACTTGATACAGAGGCCGGGGTGTCTGTCACAGGTTGGGATATACTGAAAATGAGTTCTTTCATTTCATTAAAAGACTCTTTGGCACTATCAAATGTCAGTGGTTCGGCTGGGTTAAATGGATCATTTCCAAAATCTAAAGTTGGTTGTAGTTCCTGTACTAAATCCTGTGCATTGAGGGAATATGCAATTACATTGCCTCGTAAATTTGCCACTTTTCTCTGGTACTCTGCCTTGGATTCTGCAATTTTCTTGGCTCCCTCCATGGCAGTGATTGCACCCGATACACCTTTGGCAGCATCACGAACACCCGAATTTGACGCAGTGTCCACACTATATGTATCTATAAATTGCTCTGTGGTGGCAGCGTTTAGGTTATCAGAAGCTGTGGCCAGTTGTTGTTTTGTATTGGTGGTGGCAATGGTTAAGTTGTCGCCTTTATCTTCCCGAAAATTCACATTGAATCGGGCCATATTCATTTCGTCCTGATCCTCTGACATCGAGAACTCACCAAAGACATTTACTTGAAAGATACCTAAATACGGATGTACTAATTTGCCTGGACCTTTTGTGTTTAATGCTGTCATTAATGCGTCACGTAATGAGAAATAATCGTTATCGATTACATACATTGTGGGCATTTTGAAACCTACAGGTAATTGTCCTTGGTCGTCATATGCTGCGTCGTCTCTACCTGGGAATACGTGCTCGTCCTGTCTACGACCAGATGTGTATCTATGGTTTTTGATATAGAAATCAACGCCTCTAAAACTACCCTGTAAATATCCTTTTAACCAAGCAACCGGTGCCATTAGAAACCCCCGTCCATGATAGAGCCTGTATTCGATTTCATTATCACATTGCCTTTTTCTTTTGTGATCTTAACACCTGATTGTACATTTAAAAAATCTATGGTTATGAGGGCCTCTTCTTTTTTACCTAGTCCACCAAGTCCGGAAAGATCCAAATTATTAAAACCGCCCTGTGGTGGTAGTCCTAAATCACCAAGTCCCGTGCCTGCACCTTGTGTTTCATTTATCGGTATTGCCCCCAAACCTTTTTTTGTTTCGTCTCCTGTTTTCTTCCAAATATTAAGGAAACCACCCAGCTTTTCAGAGAGGAGTACTAGTTTGTTTAATAACCAATCAACAGCTTTTAATATAGGATTCAATATCATTAACCACCCTTGAAAGGATTTTATAACCAGTGCGAGGGGTAAGGACATCAAAGCACCGCCTATCATGGCAATAAGGGACACAATAGGTGAGAATATTACAAATAGTTTCCCAAAAATACCAAACAATAGTTTGGCTGTGGTTACTACTGTTTTTAATATCGGTGATAAGAACCTGAAAGCGAGAACTAGTCCACCACCCACTACGGCTTTTAATAAATCTAGTTTGTTCCAGAGTAGCCCTACTGTTAATATCAGTAGTGCGATACCACCTACTACCAGAACAACGGGACTAAACAGAAGAGCCATTGCACCACCTGCGACGGCCATTGCTCCGGTTATTACTGTGAATGCTGTGATTAACATGCCTATACCTACTATGAGTGGTCCTACTAAGATGAGGAGTCCGGCAAACACTGCTATGGTTTTTAATACTGGGGTGGGTAGTTTTGCAAAACGTGTCACAAGGTTTGCCACAGGTACGACTATTGCAGCGAGTGCAGGGACTATAACGTCACCCATTCTCTGACCTGCTACAGTTAGAGACATAAGGGATTGTTTCATTTGGAAACCGTTTTTATTTATTCCTTTTGTCTGTGCATCAAAAGCAGATGTTAATGCACCAGAGGACGCACCCATTTTTTTCATTTTCTCTGTGAATACGTCCGACTGTGTACCAGTCAGTGCAAGTGCTGCGGTTAGTGCTTCTTTTCGTCCTAATAGTTGTGCCATGTAGTCTGCATTATTGCCCACCGCCTTATTTAACATGTGAAGTGATTTATTTAGTCCGTGTTGTTTTACCATTGCAGAAGCAGAAGCGTAGCCCATAGAATTGACCGTTTTTGATAGTTCGGTAGTGGGTTTCAACATGGCCGACATTATAGCGGTCAACTGTGTAGAAACCTCCGCCGTGTTACCTGTCACACCTGTTAATGTCGCATAGTTTGCAAATAACTCACGCTGTGATATCTTCAAAGGTTGTGCCATAGCTGTGGCCTTACCCATTGAGGAGGCTAGTTCCGGGAATGTTGTTTTACCTAGTTTAACTGTCTGGAAAGCAAAATCGGCAGTGTTCTTCATGGCCATTAGGGAAGTATCACCATAACCCTTTGTAACTGTAGTTAATAGGTTTACACTCTCCTCTGTGCTTGCAATACCTGCCTGTGCTGCTCTGGCAGATAGTTTCAATTTACTCATTGATTCGGATGTATCACCAATTGCAGATATCATCTGATACATACCCGCAGAGAGATCTGTTCCTGTTTTTCCTACGGCAGGTGATATATCTTGAATTGATTTTTTTAGTGCTACAACACGGGCTGTATTTTCGGGTATCAATGTTGCCACGTTTGCCATGGCTGCGTTCATACTTAAACTACTTTTACCTGCTGCAATACCCAGGCCTACTAAAGGCAAGGTCAGACCCATGGTTAGAGTCTGACCTGTCTTTTTAAACCTAGCAGCCGTCTTTTTGAGGGACTTCTGCATTTTGGAGAACTCTTTCGAGAACCCGTCAACTCCGTTTATTGGTATGTAAATCGGTGCTAATGTTGACATTCTCTATTCTCCGTTTGATTTGTTTCTTTGTTCCTGTACTTGTTTGGCTGCATTTCCCCACTTAGAGAGGCCACACTGTCGGCCCCCAAAACTGGATACTGTCAACCTATCTAATTCCGATGGACCCCAACCGAAAACACTAGCTATCATAACTTGATAGGATGCTATATCGATTGAGATTCGGCGAAAAAATAATTAAATATACTCACTGCTTCCATGAGATCTGGACCCATAAGTCTCATAACTATGGCCTGTGGTCTACCTGTCATTTTTGCGATAGGTTTAAACATGTCATTAAATGTTATGTTTGCATTCTCACCTAGTGGGTAATCCACCAAGGCACGACCATCCAACTCATTTTCAAAAACCAACTCTGTAATAGTCTGTGTATCTGTCATTTTGATAGGTTTTTTGAGTGTCATGGTGTGGGGGAATTTATAGTCCAAACCTGATTCTGCGATTTTTTCTTTTACCTCTTCTGCCTGTTCTTCTTTGTTTTTTGCCATTGTGATTTTACTCTCTTTCTTCGGTTGTTAAAGAATAAACATAGAGGGGTGTTTTAATTCCCCTCATTTAATTAAGATGTGATTTCCTCACCTTGTGATTGTGACTCAAAGCGGGACTGTATAGTACCCTCTTCAGATCCCATGTCACCCTTTGCGCAATAATCTGCGCCTTCCCACATAAAACTAGTACCGTCTGCTACTTCCAGAACTACAGTAGCCTCTCTGGTGTTGATCAGATCAGAACGGCTCATCTCTGAACCTGTTCGTAGATCACACTCCACAAAAGCAACCTGTGGTACTTGCTTTGAGCCGTGCACCCTATCAGCACCTACCAATTTGTCAATTTTCGGTAGACCGAGGTTGTATGTGACATTACCTACGACATTCACTACTGTACCATTTATTTGCAGGGATTTTATACCTGCTACTAAGTTATTTTTAGACATAGTTAGAATCCTTTCTATTTAAGATTCATTAATTTTTAACTGAATTGATTCGTCCCTGATCCAACGATAAACTGTCTCATTAATTCGTTACTGAGTAACCAATTGAGGCGGTTTTTATTTGAGCTGTCAATAGTGCAAAGAGTCTCTTTTTTGAAACTATCCACATTCTGTACAATACCGATTTTTGCTTCCTGAATAAACCACGAAACAGCCTCGTTTTTACCAACAGTTGGGGTAAGTACTTGTGTACCGGCTTCCAACCTATCAATATTGTTTGCGAGTAATGAACGGGGGTATCTGGTAGCAATCCATTGTACAAAAGTGTATCTGAGTCTCTGCAACTGAAATACGCTATTCTGCTGTTGATAGGCTGTGTCTGCTGCACCTGCTGAATTTTTCAGATACATTGTGACCATACCTTCGGTTTGTACGCCGTTGTCGTCGGTCAGTGTCATAATACCGTTTAATGCCATCTGATTACGGTCGAGAAATTCGTATATGTCCTCTTCTGGAATGGGTGTCAAACTTGTCACCGGTATTCTGTGTAGAGGTATCGCTGGATTGTCTGCAACACTTACACCCACAGAAGCGGCAATGGCTGCTATCTGCTGGGAGTTTGAGTTCGGTCTATTCTGTCCATCCAACATGCACATAAACTGACTATTTCGGTCTGTGTTTGTGGAAAAAGTGATTTGACCTGCTTTTGTATCTTTACGGCAGAAATAATAAACACCGTCACGCTGCACGGTATTTGCATTCTGTGCTGTGAGGTATACTTCCATAGCTGTTAAATTTGTGGCATCGTTATACGGTGCACAAATAACCTGAAACCATGTGTTACCTATTACGTCGATTGCATCCTGTATGTCTGGGTCAACTGTTCCGGCTGCATATGTACCAACCGAGAAAGTAAGACCTGCGGGGATTTTCTCTCCAACATTGAGATTGAATCGTACATCCATATCACCAACCGCAACACCTTTGTTGTTGTGTGTCAAAGTAAAAACATCTGTGAGAAATGCTCCTGTTACCTGTATGTCTGGGTCGTCCGCCATTTCTGCAATCATAAGGGCTGATATTTCCTCGGCTGTGTCTCCTACAAGAACACCGACTGTATATCTGTTATCACCACCGTTGATATAGAGACTAACTTCACCATTCTCTGTTGCTATACCGTCCCATGGTAGTGGTTGGGTTGCTGCCGAGGAGGTGTCCGCATCATCAAGGGCTACAATATATGTGGGAATGTTTGAGTTTTCAGCAAAGGATTTAATGGCCTGTGCATGTAGATCTGATCCAACACCTGCAAAAATACCTACTTCGTCCGAATCAAAAACACGTTGTAGTTGTGCCTCTGGGAGTGTTCCGGCTGCTAATTTCTGACCAATTAATAGGAGCTGAACAGGTACGCCTGTAGTTCCCGTCTGGGCCTTTGAACTGTCAAAATCTACACCTATGTAAGGCAAGATTATATTTGAGGGTAACCCGCTCATATTATAAACTCCTATTTAGTGATTAAAATTATTACTTCTTTTTGTTGTCTTTTTTCTGTGCTACAACTATCGGTTTCTCTGCACCTACCACCAATAGGTCACCGTCACGAATTGCTCTATTATAAAAAGAGTTTTTCTCGACACGGGTACCTTTTTTTGTTTCCGGTATTGCTTTGCCTCTCATATTGAGGACTTTCAAAACAACATTACCTCTACGGGCTGGGTTCACATACTGCATGTTTAGTTCTGGCATTTTATACGTCTCCTTCTGCTGAAATTAAGGCCCTATCGACTGTGTCTTTATCCGATCCGGGTCTGATAAAATCTGCGTGGTATTGTAAAAAGTCTTTATATTTCTTGTCGTCTTTTAATGTCTCTTTTTGGTGGGGCAATATCCATGACATGCGTGTAGCAATTATGCGTCTGTCACCTTCCTCATCCAATAAATAAGGTTCTGTACTTGTCAAATCTAAACCATATAACAAACCCTCTGTCACCACATCCGGGTCGAAACCAGGAAGTAATCGAGAGAATGTTATATCGTCAAAAAATTCTCTTTCGATAATGTCCGCTTTGTCGTCAAGATAATCTTCATTTGCTTGGCTCTCTGCTGGTGTGGATGTCTCGGTACTTGTATCATCATTGATTATATCTACATATAAAATCGGTGTTCTCTCATGCTCTAAGGGTCTGTAGCTAGAACCAGAGATTATCTTTGTGGTCTCACTACCCCAGAAGATACAAACACACGGTAGTTGATCCAACAGACGTGGTGAGGGCCTATTAGCAAAGACATTATCACCCATATCAACCTTTGACTTTATCAGGTTGGTTGCGTACTGTCTAATTGCTTTTCTTGTGGATGACATTTTATTATTTTGCCTTCAGAAAAATAACGATTACCCCGACACCATCGGGTTCAAAATGTTGTATTCCGTACTGCACACCTTTTATTGTCAAAACATCGAGCTTTGTCAATTTGTGTTTTAATAAATGCTCTATCACCTTAACAAACGGTTTAATAGTATTTACTGTATTATTTCCGGCCTTCATACCCTTATAGGGATCATTGAAAATACCATAGTAAATATCACTAATACTCGGTGTTAATTTGTGTTTGTAATTTACAACTTCTGTAAATTCACTAGTATTAAAGAACACATTTTCTAAATCTGATTCCATACTCTGTGCGAAATCATTTGACTGCACCATCTGCACCGACTACCCTCTGAAAATCCCCTCTATACCTGTGTCCCAGTTGATAGTAATCAATGTACCATCTGGTTCTATAGGAAATTCGGGGGCTTCCAAATAAGCCAATAATTGACTAGTTGTCAACTCCCCCGTATTATTCAAAACAACCATTGCTCCTACTTTTCCAGAAGACAAACCCGTCACCTGCAAGGGATCGGCCCGAAAGGTCGATCCATCAAGATTTTTATTGAGTAGGGTATACTCTCCAATCCTCGCAGCTTCTGGGATATCGCTCTGTACTAGGTCTGTGTCAAAATCCGGTGTGTACACGTCGGTATCTACAAACATAACAACTATGTCATCGTTTAATAGATCAACGCCCCCTTTTTGCTGGGCAATTATTCCGTTTGTGTATACACTGGCAGCCATTATTTTTTTATACCTTTAGACTTCTTAGAAGAGGGTTTTTTTATTTCTTTGACCCGTACCTCTTCAGCTTTTTTCTTGTCTGCTACAGATATAGCCATACCGTCTTTTTTAATTTCAGTGTATTCCTTTTCCGTAACCTTAAATACCTCTCCTGGTATTTTGATTTCACCCTCGTAGGAAACAGCCACTACGGCTGTAACCTCCACGGTGTGTTTCTTTTCCGCAATAACTTTATTGCGTCGGGCTATTTTTTCTGTATAACTTTCCATACCAATATCCTATTTAACAGTTCGTGTTACGATGCCGTCAGGTTGGTGAACTGCTGTAAGCGGTCCAGATTCCTGTGAGAGTGTTGCTTTTTTACCGTCTTCTGACATGTTAAACATAGGAAAATCTCTACCGATCATTGTACCATGTTTAAAATTTTCGATTACTGTAAAATGCTGCTCTACACGTACGGTACTTGCTGCTGCCATAGTGTATGTATCTGTATCGATATAATACTGTGTGTCACCATCTTCGTCCACATATGTACCCTGGTAACTATAGATATCAATGGATAATCCAATGTATCTGAAAGTACCGAGGAAAGTTGCGTTCTGGTTTGCGAGTTGTGAAGGCTTAATCTCACCCATCTCAACACGTTTGATGTCCATATATGCGAGTACGTCGGTATCTTGTAACCAGAGGTTGGCTGCTGCTTCACCCATGTATACCTCAGTTGCAACACCTGCCCCTGATACACGAATAGTTTTTGCATCTGCTACCATCTGAGCTATTTTATCCTCAGTTGTAGAACCCCATTTATCTGTGGTAAGATTCACAGGGAGGTTGGCTGCTTCCATACGATAGTCAATTGTGTAATTAACGTCCTTACCTACAACAAGTACCTTACCTGTCTGAAGACCTTCTGCGAGCTGTTGTTCCATACGACGTACACGTCTTTCCCGCATATCGAAATTGGCCTCACCGACTTTTACAGCCAAACGGTCTTTAGGTGACCCACTACCATAAATAGTTTGACCTGGGAGGCGTTCTTTAAGATCTTTAGGCGTGAACACTGTCTGCTCGTAGATATATGGAGCCACATGGTTAAGTGTGGTAAATTCCCGTTTCTTGAGATTTGTTGGTCCACCTTCTCTTGATACATAAGCAGCAAGGGTCTGACCTAAACGGGTGATATCAATTTCGATATTTTCGGAGTCGAGTTCATTTACTTTTTTTACGAGTCTGTCCTGTAAAAAAGTAACTGGTTCCGGTACCTGCTCAAGTGCAGATATCATCCGCTTTACGGTATATTTTGTTTCTAAGTTATCTGACATAATACTTTTATCCTTTCTTACTACTGTATGTCTGTAGTGGGTTCAATGAAACAACCAGCGTCACGGGCTGCGTCTTCATAATCTGCTGTAACTGTGGAACCTTTAACGGTGAGTTTGTCCTCGTTAAATTGCCCTGTTAGTGCAACCGGTGCTACAAGGTCGCCCGATGTTGCATCGGTGTCTTCCAAAAGAATTGAGTCAAATACCGCAGATCCATCTATGGCATCAACATCCAACAGACGTACGTTACCAGAACCGGCAGCAATTGTGATATCAAAACCGTCACCTACGATAAATTCTGTAGAACCCTCGGTTAGTACAAATTTTAACTGGTTGGTGATTGTGTCTCCACCTGTTGACACGTCAATGGCTGCAAGTACCGTACCGTCTGGGGCTAAAAACTCTGCTACTGCTTACTACTGGTGTAGTTGCTATCTCTGCAATAGCTGCCCGTGTCACTCTCACGGTGTAAATACCCGCTTGTGCATTTGCTAGGATAGGTGTTGTGGCATCTAGTACCAAAGTACCGTCTCCTGTATTATCACCCGATACTTCCGCAGATGTTGCCGCCCCTAGTGTTACTTTACCAAGCACCGCACCTCTTGTGAGGACCTCACCAGATAAAACCGTCTTTGCATCTTTTACAACATCGTAATTACCAGTAAATAACTGGTCATATGTTGAGGTCGAAATAGTACTGTCGAACTGTCCCATTTATGACTCCTTATTCAATTTTTTTGGTGCACCTGATACCATGGATGCTACCACGGCCTTATCTTCTGCTTCTTTTTTGTCTGCATCGTCGTCACCTGATCCGTCGGACTCTGTTTCGCCTTCTGGGATATCAGCCGCAATCTCTGCCTGTGCTCTTTTACCTTCGGCTGTGACTTTTACATGCTTGCCTGTACTTGTATTTGCTATGTCCATTAATGCCGACATGGTAGTAGTTAGTTCGATACTTGCGTCAAACTTGACACTAGTAATATGTGCATTTATAGCAACTTTTACGGCTGCTGTTGCATTGGAATAGCTTTTGGCGAGATCTTCAATAGATTTGATTCTACTTTGCTCCGCCTGTGCTGCATTTGTCGCACCCTCTTTTTGAATACTTGCATATTCTTCTGGGTGTTCGGCCTTGAACGTGTTTGCGTCCATAAAGGTATCTCCTTTTGAGGGTGTCGCATTATTGCTACCCTTGTTTGTAGGGGTCGCATTATTGCTACTGTTATTGTTTAATATATTTTTCAGTTCTGCTTTTAGTAAGGGTTTTTCTTCAAAAAATGAAAGAGCGGCAAATGGAATCTTATTAAACCCTTTATTTTCCCATTTACTTCTGTTGACTAGTTCGGTCTCTTCTGCCCGTTCTTCTATGTGTGTTGCGAAACCTGCCTCCAGTGCTTCCTCTGGTGTCAGCCATGTTTCAACATCCATCATATCGGATAGTTCCTCGACAGTCTTTGTGGACCCTAACATGTATGCACTATTGATAATCATATCTTTCATTTTGTCCATGAGGTCAGCATCGTGTCTAAGGTCTGCCGATTCCCCGCCCGTAAAAGTCCACGGGTTGTGTATCATAGTGAATGCTGTTGTTGTGACTATTCGTTTGTCTCCGGCCATGAATAAAACGGAACCCATAGAGGCTGCGAGTCCATCATTATATGTGACAACTGTTGCTTTTGTTCTCCTCAGAAGAGAGAAAATAGTAAATCCCTCGGTAATGCTTCCACCAGGTGAGTTTACAAACACATTCAGTTTGTCACCTTTTACCAGATCCATATCTGCGAGACTATCCACAACTTCCTGTGCAGAGACACCCCACCATGGGTCTATCACATCGTAGATATAGAGATCTGCTGTTCTTGATAGTATATTATTCGCTGCTGGTTGTAATTTGGCTAGATATTTACTCATTTTGTCCGCCTGGTTTTACTGGTTCTACTACTATTGTGGGGTCTACCATCAAATCATTATCTATTAATGAAATTATTGATTTTCTCGATAGATGCTTTAGTCTCAACAAGTGGGTTAAGTTGTCCCATTCCCTGACCGATCCACGCCGAGCGAGTCCATGCAGCTTTGATGAGAGCGTCGTCAAAAAATCCTGGTGCATTTACTCTACCTTTTAAAACTAGTTCTGTGATAAACTCTTCATAGGTCGGTTGTATTGCTCTACGGGTTATCCATGTACGGGAAGTTTTCCACATCTTCCAGCCTTCCAATAGGGCGGCCCGTGCTGCTGTATATGAAGACTTAAACAACATTCTAACTTGTTCTATTGGTGCACCACAGGAGGCAGACAGTTGTGTGGAGATTGCTTCCTCGAAGTCCTTAAAACTCTTATCTGTTTTTACTGGGTCGAGTACCTGTGCCTCTTGGTCCTCGTCCATATAGATAACATTGGCGTGGCCCATCTCTACGTCAAATTCACTACCCTCGTCTTTTGGTTCCTGTATTGCGTCTGGTCCGTAACCTCCACCACCATCAATTGATTGCTCAGGTGTGAAAGGTTGTTGTAGTTTTGCGCCAAGGTTTGAATTGTCTTTTATTACAACAGAGAAAAAAGAGGAAACTATAGCGTGCATTAATTCGGCCTCGGTTAGTCGGGATATTTGTTTCACTCCCTCCAAAATAGGGGCCATCCATGGCATACCACGGCGTTGTCCTATTCGTTCCTTATCTACGATCTGCCATATTTGCCTATCTTTATTTCGATCAAAAACAGGGATTCTCTTTATCTCATCGTCACTAAAATAACTGTATCCATTCGGAAACCTCTTCGCAACGTGTATGGCCTGCATTTCTCCGGTTGTTTTGGATACTTCTATACCCCCGAGTGTGTCACGTTTGTTGGTTTCTGAGATAATATGTTCACAGTATGGCCCGTTCGGGTCTACTACCAGGTCGGCCTCTATAGATTTTACACGTAGTTCATACGGCCAGTTTTTCGGGCCTTTGGGTTGTTTCCACGGTAACATGAAAAAAGTGTCACCATTCATAAATGAAGAGAGGAGCCACAATCCTTGTATTTCATAAAAATTCATGTTGCCGTCAAATGAAGCATTAAGACTTGAGGCCCATGTATCAAATTCTCTCTCTATGTTGGTCTGCCATGTCTGCGCCTCTTCTGCCGACAATCCCAGAAACTTCCTATCTATTCGAGATTGAAGCATAAGACCGGAGCCTATAACATTTCTACGAGCTGTGCGGAGTATTCCAGAACCTAACGGGGTATCCATGTAAACGTCTCTTGATAGTGCCCGAGACCCTTTTACTTTTGTAAGGGTGTCCTGATTTGCAGAATTTGCGGTCGCTGTGACGCCTTTCATAGATTTTTTTCTGGAACCGGGTGTTACATATCCTGCATTTGTTGCTTGTAAAATCTTCATTCTTGAGGAGTATCGTTTTAGGGCTGCCGTGGGTGCTACGACTTCCAGTGCTCTATCTATAAAATTTTTATGTATCACAGGTTTATTCATTTATACGTCCCTCGGTACAATAGATTGTACACGGACCGCACCACGTCGGGCTGGGTCATATTTGAGGCACCGTTTTTCTAACATTGTTATTGTATTGGTTATTATTTCAGCGTCAACTTTTGTGAGTGTTCTATCCCCTATAGTGTATGACTGTACACCATTAGCCCCTAGTAGCTTCTCTTCTGCTAAATACCACAGGTCGAGGCGTGTCTGGGTTTTTGTATAGATATCATTGGCTGCTGACATAATACTCCAAAATAGGGGTAGTTTATACAAATGTGTCTAATGGGTAGACACTTCTGTCTATTTTAAATATAATTAAAGGTTAAGAATAAATAAACTATTTTATTTAAAGTATTGACATGTGTAATGACATACGGTATATTATTGTTATAAGAAATGTGGTTAACAACTAACAAAGGAAATTAAAATGTTCAATAACTCAATAGCCCTCAAAAAAGAAATCAAGACATGGGAAAACAAACTCGCAACCACTACTGATAAGTATGACATTCATTTCTACACAACAACCTTGAGAAATAAAAGAGCGGAATTAAAAAGACAGAAATAATAATAAGTAAAATTGGGGTTGGCACCCTCGTTCGGGGCTTGGAACGGTTATAAACGTGAACGAGAATACCGAGCAAGCCGACCTCATCTTAATCAAAATAAATAACAAACC